CCTTCACTAAGGATCTCTTTCCGCTCATCCGGCAAGATCTGATCGAGCTGTTCACTGGCCAGTACGAAGAGGCACTCATTGGTGGCTCGATTGGTGCCGGCAAATCGACGTTTGCTCGTCTTGCGATGTTAAGACAGGTCTACGAGGCCTCCTGCCTTCACGACCCACACGAAGCTTACGGCGTGGCCAAGGGCGACATGATCGCCTTCCCGTGTATCGCCGTGACCGAAGACCAAGCCCATGAACTCGTGTTCGAGAAGATCAAGGTCTACATCGAGACCTCGCCGTACTTTCAAAACGAGTTTAGGCCGGTTCGCGTGAGCGACGAGGCGGGAATCATAATGCCAAACGGCCTTTGGATTCCGCCTGGTCTTTCAACCGAGCGACGCACTCTCGGCATCAATGCCTTCGGCGCAGTCATCGAAGAAGCCAACTTCTTTAAGAGCAACAAGAACACAAATCCTAATCACAACGTCCCAGACATGGCCGAGGCCGTTTACAAGTCGATCAAGCGACGTATGCAGAGCCGCTTTCTTGCCAAGGGCAGACTCCCAGGCAAGCTCATCATGATCTCGTCGAAAACATCGGTGAACTCTTTTACCGAGCGACGCATCAAAGAGGCAGCCGACAATCCTCTCATCATGGTGCGCGAGCATGCCGTCTATGAGGTCGCGCCCGACCGCTACTCAAAAGAACGATTCCGGGTGGCCATCGGAAACGAAACGAAAGACTCTCGCATCCTGATCGACGGTGAGCCAGATCCCGAGGGCATGAGCGTTGTCGATGTGCCAGTCGAGTTCAGGCAGGCCTTTGAGGACGACATCAACTCCGCGATCCGAGAAATCTGTGGCATGGCGACCAACAGCATCTCGCCATACATCGCGCGCCGCGAGCGCATCATCGACTGCATCGACCTGCGCAGATCACACCCCTTCAATCACTACGTTTGGTCGCACGATCACACTGGCGAGATCCTGTGGGACAGGCTCGTCAAGGCCACCAAAGAAGGTGGATGGGAACCCATTTTCTATCCCAAGATGCCGCGCTTTGTTTCGATCGACATGTCGAAATCAGGAGACGCCACGGGCTTTGCCATGGGCTGCATCGGTCCCTATGTCCCGGTCAAGCGCTTGGGATCTGACGGCACTGAAATGGCCCCCTCGTTTCACCTCGACTTCGTGCTTCGGATCGAAGCTGCGACCAAGGGTGAGGTTGTTCAGAGCGAGATCCGGTCACTCATTTACCAGCTTTCAGCGCACGGCTTTTACATCAAGTGCGTGAGCGCCGATACATTCCAGTCGGTTGCAACGCTCCAGGCCCTTCGCGGCAGAGGGTACAACACCAAAGAGGTGTCGGTTGACCGCACGATCGTCCCTTATGAGATCGTCAAGCAGGCGATCTACGAAAACCGGCTCTCGTTCTATCGATATGACCCCCTCATCAAAGAGCTTCGCGAGCTGCAGAAGGACTGGAAAAGAAACAAGATCGACCACCCAGACCCTTCCGACGTTGCCGGGGCTTCAAAGGACGTGTCCGACGCCGTCGCCCAGCTTTGCTTTCAGTTGGCCGAGTTCTCCAAAAACGGCATTGCCGAAGCACCTCTGGCCACCAATGTTGCGGCAGCGGTCGTCGATGATGACCAGTGGATCTTGGAAAACGCCATTGCGGTTTCGCCTGAGCGGCCACAAACTGGTGGCGGCCAAGAGGCCTGGCGCGAGGAAGCGCAAAAGCGGCTGGCACAAGCACAGCCCAGCACGTATGATGGTAAGTGGAAACAAAACTTTTCAATGCCTTTTGACATTGGTTAAGGAGCGACATGGGTATCAGCGCGGATTCGCTGACAGCAATCAGAAGGTTTTTTAGGCGTTCGCAATACCACCATGCGCCCGTTATTCCGGCTGCAGGTTATGGTGGTTACGAAGGAATCGGGGCCTACGGCGGTGCGCTCGGATACGATCTGCTGAACTCGAACATGGGCGGTGGTTATGGAACGGATCACGCTCGAATTGAGCAGGACCTCATTTCCAGATTCATTGACTATGAAGATCAAGATGATTCCCCTTTGATTTCATCGGCATTGGATATTTATGCCGACGATGCCTCGCAGTCTGACTCAAGCCAGAAGAAGACCATCTGGGTTGAGTCACCTGACGAAGACATCCGCATGGACCTCAACAATCTGCTCCACCGTGTTCTTCGCGTGGAAGAGCGGATCTGGGGAGAGATCCGGTCGCTGTGCAAGTACGGCAACGAATACTCGGAACTCGTCGTGCGCGATGGGGATGGTGTGCTCGCCAAGAACCACATGGCAAGCCCGACCTGCCGCAGAATCGAGATCCCAGCCGAGATCGGCAAATATTTCCAGCGCGAGATGAACTCTCCTGAGACCATTGGTTACATCCACGACCCCAGGGGCATGTTCCGGATCTCGACTAACGAGTTCATCAACGAGCTTGCTGGGCGCATATCTGGCAACATCACCAACCATGGTCAGCCACTGACCTGCTCGGTGTTCGAGGGCTGGGAAGTCGTTCACATGAGGCTTCTCGGCAAGAAGCCGGAATCGATCTACGGATTCGGCATCGGCGAGCCCGCGCGCTGGATCTACAAGAGGCTCGTGTTACTTGAAGACTCGATCATCATGCACAGGCTCACCCGCGCACCAAGCCGATACGCATTCTATATCGATGTGTCTGGCATCCCTCCGCAGGAAGCCAAGTCGTATCTGAGCATGGTCAAACAGGGGATGAAGCGACAGAAGTTCGTCAACCCCGCCACCGGCAAGGTCGACACGAAGTACAACCCGATGTCTCCGGACGAAGACTTCTTTCTTCCGGTTCGCGATGGTCGTGAGACGACCAGGGTCGAATCCCTGGCAGGTCCCGTTTATGACGCGATCGAGGACATCAAGTATTTCGAGAACAAGCTGTTTGCGGCCCTGAAGGTTCCAAAGCCGTTCCTCACTTACGAAGAATCGACAGCCAAGACCCACCTTTCGGCAGAAGACGCCCGCTTTGCCAGAACGATCCTACGTATCCAGCGTGAGATCAAGAACGCCTACCGCAAGGTCTGCGAAGTGCATCTGGCTGCCCGTGGAATCAACCCGTCTGCCGTGGACTTCACGATCGAGATGACGATCCCGTCAGCGATCTTCGAGCTGGCTCAGCTTGAGATTCGGAACGCTGAGATCGAGCTGGCCAACAACTTCCGTGACTGGGTTCCCGACGAGTGGATCATGAATCACATCCTTGGCTTCTCTGAAGATCAGGTCAAGGAGATGCGCGAGATGAAGCGCAGGCAGGACGAGGGCGAAGAGGGTGGCGGAGCTGGCGGCGGAGCTGCTGGTTCGATCGCAAGTGCTCTCGCCAAGCGTGGCAGCCCAACCGGAAAAGACAGTCGCGGGTCTGCAGGAGAATCGAGAGCGATCAAGGATGCCAAGATCATTCAGGAACGAATCGAGGAACTGGCCGCCAACGACAAGATGTTTGCTCATCGGTGGAAGGAACTCACGGATCGGGTCAAGGATGTGCAATCCATGCTCAAGACATCCGGGGCACAGGCATCGGCGAGGTTGAGGCGTTAGGGGTCCAATCGCTTGGACTTTTTCCCCGAAGTGGGGCAAAACTTTAATATAGCGGATCATGTTTAGGGTTCTTGTTGCCGCATAAGTCTAGGGAGTGACTATGTCGCGGTTATCGCTTTCAGCCATGCTGAGCCTTTTGGAATCTCTTCTTGCGGAGGTGAGAGTCGTTCGCTACCGCAGGGTTCCCGCTCGCATTCGGCTCAAACGTAGGCGATACTATAAAAGACACAGGGCTCAGATCAAACGTCGGCAAAAGCGATATCGCAGGAGACCTCGCGTAAAGAGGCTCGCAAAGCGCAGGGCAGCTTTACGCAAAAGGCTGCACATTAAGCCAGGATCGAGAAGGAGAATCAGGATGGTCAACTCAAACAAAACTTCCGGGAACCTTAAAGAAAGCATGTTCGACAATGATATGCACAAGGACCTGGCTCTCACTCTTCTGACCGACGCTTATGCAAGCGAGGTTGATGATTCTGAAAGCTCTCACAGCGATCAGCACGATGAGCTGATTGGTTTTGGTCGAGAGCTGACATCGGCACTTGAATCGATGGCTGATGC